AATAACTACCTAAACCTATCCGGAAGCGACTACCTGTTGCCTACATTCTCCGATCTTACTTCATACTATTGCGATGAATCGCGCGGTATGTTTGCCAAGTTAAACGTCACGTGCGATATTACCGATCTGATTGTCAATAACATATCTGTATTCGCTAAGTCGTTCCAGTACAAAATAGCCATTCGGGTACTGGATGATTTTCTTGCCTCTAAACAGCTAAATGACATTGTTGATGGAAGTCGTTACCGAGATTCGGCTAAAGAAACCCGGATGATGTACTGGTCGTTCCTGAACGGATGGATTGATAGTACCGGGTTAAGACGAAGGGGGATCATTGAGGATATTGCGATTGACTTTTCACGGCTGGATGACGTTTGTCTGCCATGTGAACAGGATGGTATAAGAATCATTCAAATGGGCAGAAGATGACAATAGAACAACTCAATCGGAAACTGAATAATATTGAAAGCAAGGTCAGGTCGTTGGTCGTTGCCTCGGTTCGCAGACACCAGAAAGAGATCGTTCGGAGAAATCAGGAGCAACTTTTGTCTGGTGAGGATGCGAACGATAAGAAACTGGGCGACTACAAAGACCCCGGATGGATCAGGAAGCGCAAAAAGAAAGGTAGGCAGGTTGAGTATGTTGATCTGAACTTTGCCGGGGACGTTCAAAAGTCCATGTTTGTAAAGTTCGATTCTGTCGGGATGTCGCTTGGATTGGATGCAACGGATAAGAAAAAAGATATTCTGGTTCATCATTGGGGAGAAGATATTTTGGGGCTGAACGATGAAAACTTTGATTGGCTGATGGAACAGATTACAGATGATTTAGCAAACGGATTAAACGCATATTTCGCATGAAAGAGTTAACACTAAACAACAAGACGTATCGCCTGATGGAAGATGTCGGGGATATAAACGACAAACGGTTCAATTATTTTAAGATGTACCTCCTAAAGTCTTTGGAGGGCATTGACAGGCCGCTATTCCAAAAGTCACTCGAAATGGCAACGGAGTTTTTCAACAAGCAAAAGTACTTTCAAGCACTTGGGGTGTTTCAGAATTACGGACAGGCTATTGAAACCGAAGGGTATAATGATGATGCTCTATCGAAATGCTTTGCCCTGATCTGTCTGGTTGATGGTGAAGATCAGTTGAATGTTGACGAAACTTACCTAAACAAGAAGTTAGAAGAGTTTTGGCAGAACGGATTGACACGGAGAATCGTGGAGGATTCGGTTCAAAATTTTACGATAGGCTCACCCGCCA